ATTAGAAATATCCAGCTTACGTTTCATTTTAGGTCTCTTTAATTCTATCGGCTTTTTCATCCATTTAGAGAACTTCTCAATGGCTGTAATACGTAAGCGAATGGTAGCAGGAGAGAGCTTCGCCTCTTCAAGGCTTTTTATAAATCGCCTGCAATTCTCCATATTCAGTTCATTGGCGTATTCGAAGTATTGCTTAAGAGAGGTGTGATAGATATCAACTGTATGTGATGAATAATCATTGTTATCAGTCAACCATATTATGAAATCATGGAGCAGTTTCTTATTTTTCTCTGAAATAACCTCAAGTTTCTCCAAAGGTTTTACAGCCTTTTCCCGTCGGCCATATCCGATTTTAAGATAAGACAATAAATCACAAACAGCCGCACACATAAACGAATGGCGCACCATAGCATCCGCATTTTTATGTTTATATTTCAAATAACCGCGGCGATTGATTTCTTCGGCGCTCTCAAGAAAATCCGTTACATACTTGATATACTTACCAATGGAATCATAGTTTTTTCCTGTTGTATACAGGTATGATATGTAATCTACCAATATTTGTTTTCGTTTATCATCCATTTCCATTTAATATCAAATCACACCAGGTATTATCATTCTCAAAAAACCACTCAAAACCACAAGCTTTGTGTTTGCCGGGTTTCTTATGGCAGATATAACTAATCAAGGACGGGCTGATCCCTGTTGCCTTGCCTGCATCTTGAATAGAAGGGAAGATACCACACAGTTGACCATTTTTTATAGCTACTACACTTTTCCGATTCATGCCAGCACCCGTCTTGTGCCATGCTCCACGCCCTTTTTCCAAATTCTTTAAGCATCTACGTTTACTCCATCTTGAATGGAATTTCAACTTCTTCCCCTTGTTATGAGGGGTGTGACCTTTCAGGAACCTGCCATTTACCAAATTTCTTGTAGGACGTTCTATGGGTATATATAATTCACTCATTTCTGATTTGTTATGAATATCAATTATCAAATATATGCGCAAACACACTCTTCTCATCAGCCAGCTCCAACCCAAGCTGTGAAGGGAACCGCTTGATGTAATTATAAAACTCGAACATCTTCTTATCATCGTCTCCGCACCGGTCTACCAACAATCTGATAAACGCAAGAAGACAATCGGAGTCGTTTCCAAAATTCTCCTGTGTGGAGAACTGGGTTTTGTCAACGTCCTGTTTCAATTTACGAATAGAAGCTATAGCTGTGTTGAAGTTACGTTTCGCATCGTGGCGTAATTCATAGCCTTGCTTCCCCATTTCACTTCTCAAATCATAGAGAAGGGTTTCTACAACATCTGTCAACACATAGGTTAAGTTGAGGGTAGTATTAAGATTTGTTGTTCCTACTAACATAGCTTTACTTGTTTCTTATTTGGATAAATCCACGTTTTTCTGTCTCTCTAAGGAGTTCCATATCTTCTTCCTTGATATCACAGGGAGTCTCACCGTTTACGGTAGTATAGTCCGGAATATTAAACTTATCCCTGATTTTCTTTTTGATTCTAGGGATGTCTTTAGGATCAAGATGCTTTGTTTTCCAATAGATAGTTACTTTCATGATTCTTGCTTACTATAAAATTCTTCTAATTGCATTTTATGCTTTTCAAACTTTCTTTTGGCTAGCTCATCCATTAAACTGTTAGATATACGCAAAGCATTGATAGCAGATTCATCCCCAGATGCTGCACGCTTTTCAAGTTCCGTCCTATACTCTTCATAGAACATACCGGACATAGGCTTTAACTCATCCTCTATATGCGATTTATGCTCATTCCAAGACTGGGTGTCGGCAGCAGCACATCGTTCTTTGTTATACTCACGAAGCCAACTCATAATCACCTGCCCATCAATACGATTGTATATTCGTCCGTATTTCATCTTCATGGCATTTTTAAAACAGAGCTTCAAGTCGTCCATTTTGAAATACGGATATTCCTCCATAATCAAATCAACGGTTATAGCTACCTGAACATCAGACATGGTTTCAGTAGCATTGAAAAACTCCAAAGCATCGGCAAGTAAAAAAACAACGGCTGCTCTTGACTTTGTTTCTCCAAGTATCTTTGTGATTGTTCCTATTGCTGGTTCTGAACTTAAAAATACATCTTCAATCGTTTTGGGGCGAAGCATCTTGCAGTATTGCTCCGGCGAGGTTTTTAAGGCGACCAACCGACTCTCTTCTTGTGGCAGCAGTATCAGTTCGTTTTCCATTGTAATTACCTTCTAAAATTTTAGTATAATTTGCTTGTTTAAATATCCAATCAAAGTTACACTTCCAGTTGCGGTCATTTCCTCCAAGAAGAAAGGGACTCTGAAGAACAAGATTGAAAGCTGTTCTGACGGATTCTTTGCCATATTGGGATATCCGGGCTTTTACGGCTTTCTTTCTATCCTCGGTCATTGACTTTATCTGCTGAAGTTTGTCTTTGAATGTAGCGTTATAGTATTCCATCAATCCATTGTAATCAACCTTTTCAGAGAGGGAGAGCGAAGAAAGCTTGTCTTTCTTTGATACTCCGTTAGGAGTATTTTCTTTCTTTTGATTATTAAGAGACATATCTATGTACTCTCTTTCTTTATCTTTCTTTGTATTTGTGCCCTCCGTGTGCCCTAATTTTTGTGAAAATTCAAATTGTGGCGGGTTATTATTCATAGGCTGTGCCGCAAGTTGTGCCCTTAGTTGTGCCCATTCTTCTTTTAAACTATTGATTTCCATGTTAATATCCGTGCCCTTGATTGCGTCCTTAGTTGTGCCTACATCGTTATATTCGTCATATTTGCACAATGTTATGATATTGATGCCTTGCGTACATTCAGAAGTTATCATGCCTTCTTTCCGTAGGTGCTCCAAAAAAGAACGGACTTTCTTTTCTGACCATTGCCAACGTTTTGCTAAAAACCTAATGGATGCTGGGTATTGCCCACGATTATAGATCACCTCTCGACCTCCGATACACTCCTTTCGGGGCGTTGCATCAAATCGTGCTGACTGTATTAAGTCTAACCACGCTTCGCAACTGCTAAATGTCCGGGCTTCATTCCACATTATATTCGAGAAGAACCTGCGGCTTAGTTTTATAAATCCTTTATCGTTTTCCATTTGCTTAGAATCTCACGTTTGTTAATTGTCTTCCTTTAGAGCAAACTACCCATTTACCATTACCGCTATCAAACAACCGTAAATCAGAGACTTCGCCAAAACGTTTGATATTACCGCATAAATCCACAATCCAGCCGTATTTTTTGGAAGGGTGGGGGCGGATAGCCCGACCGACTATCTGATACCACATGGCAAGTGACATCGTAGGACGTGCCATAACGACCGTATCAAGTTCCGGATAGTCAAAGCCAGTCGTAAGTACACCCACATTGGCTACTACCGAAATCTCACCAGCTTTGAACGCCTCAAGAATATGTTCACGTTCTTTCTTAGGAGTATCACCTGAAACGATAGCGCAACCGGGTATAGACCAAGTTAACCGTTCGGCTTCTTTCAAGAACCGGGTAAACACTAAAATACCTTTCCGCTTTCCTCCGGCTTTGGGATTCATCAGCCTTTGAACGATATGAACGAGATAACTGTAAAAATCTATCCGTTCATATTCTCTTTGAACTGACCTATCTGTATAGTCGGCACCAGTGGTATTTACTTTCAAATTGAGTTCGTTCCATCCCGAAGGATTCATTGGATAATAATTTAGTTTTGCTAAATATCCCAAATCTAATAAGGTTGATACCTGTACATGGTAAATGACCTCTGAAAAAACATGAGGCTTTGTCCGGGTGATGAATTTCAGCATAGAGCCGAAATCACGGCTAGAACTTAAACGGTATGGTGTTGCAGTCAAGCCAAGAACCTTGCACTTTACCGCATCAAAGAAATCCTTGTACATTCCCTCTTTAGGGTTTACAAGGTGGCATTCATCAACAATGATGTTCTTGAAGTGGGTAAACAGCTCAGGATGATTCTTCACACTGCCGATGGTGGCAAATGTTATCCGGCTTATCTCCTTGGAATTAAAAGAAGCCGAGTAGATGGAGCAGTCAAGTACGCCATACGAACAGAGCTTCTTAAAATTTTGCTCGAGTATTTCCTTGCTGGGCTGAAAGACTAAGGTGTGCCCGTCTAAGCGATTGGCGATGTCGGCAATGATGAGCGATTTGCCTGAACCTGTTGGGAGTACCATGATAGCGTTTGTCTTCTTTGCCTTGTTATTGAAAAAAGAAACGGCTGCATCAGAGGCTTTTTGCTGGTAATCACGTAGTTTGTACATATCTATCTTCTGATTTAATGATAAAAGGGGAATCCTCACTAAGTTTGGAAAGAAATGTCCGGATTATATAAGCCTGTTCCTTACTTAATCCAACCGGAGAGAATGAACCATCATTATTCTTGACCATCATGACAAATGTTCCTGATTCCAAATCATTCATAACCCTTTCTCCTTTCGTAACTTCTTATTAAGTGCTTTGTAATACTTGATTAGCTGTTCATACTCAAAATCAGCGAACTTCCGGCTAATAGCCTGCTTTGCTTCGAGTAGGATAACTCTCTGTTCACCATACTTGGCAATCAAGCCCTTTCGATAGTTCTGAATGTTACCTTCCATGAAGCGATTACAGTGCCTACATTGAGCGTTGCAGTTCATTTCATCGAAACGGGTGTTCATGTGTTGGCGATTTATGTAATGCCCGTTATCAGCTTGTTCAAAGGGCTTTATTTGACCGCAAGAGATACATCTAAAATACCCGTTTGGCATTGCATCACGAAGCCGGATAAAAAGGGAAAACTCCTTGTCGAGCTTAGCTTTCAAATCCGGCTTCTTCTTTACTGTTACCCCTGCTTTATCAAACAGAGGTAAAGGCTTGTCTTTCTTCTTAGCTTTAGTTTGTTTTATGTAGTACGGCATCCTATTATTTCAGTTTCCTGCCACAAAACGGGCAATAGTTAATATCAAAGCCATAATATCCAGTTGCACTACCCCAACTTAATGGTATATCAACGTCAATAGTTAGCATGTCGTCGTTATAGTTAAGATAGCACTCATCTGATTTATGATTAATACCAGCAAGTTCATTGCAAAAATTACATCCATCAGCTTTTGGGGGATGTCCATCCACCCATTCTGCGCCTTTAACAAAGGCTGATTCCTTTTTAGTTTCCATATTTATTTAAAAGTTCAATAACAGTCCTCTTAAACTCTTCTTCGCTGTCACAAATAATAAACTCATCAGAATCATCGTCTTCTTCATACCGAATCCCATCATGATACATTGTCATTTCACCAAGGCCATTTGGATATGGAGCGGTTAACCCTTGTCGTTCATCACAATCAGGATATGTAACAGGTACAAGCCCTTGTGCCCTTAGCCACTCCCTGAGTTCGGGGTCATTCTTATTTATATATGCTTCTTTCTTCATATATCATTCGTCTTTTAATTCAACTCCCAAGCATAATACTTTGTCAGACACACCTATATCGTCAAATTCAAGCTCTGAATATTGAGTCTCGTATGGATAAGGATATCTGCAATGTTTTAATTCTTCATCCGACAATTTGCGTCTTACTCTCATCTCGATTTCATAATCGTCAGAAAGATCTTCAATAACCTTTCTAAGCTGACCTACTGTTTTAATTTTATCTATTGCCATATCTTACCTAATTAAAAGCCCCGAAGCGTATTCTCCGGGGCACAAACAACAAACATTCCTAATCCTATCCGATTTCGTGTCACCTTTCAGATAGAGTCAACGGCTAACCGATGCCGTGCGGATGAATCCCTGCGCTATCTTCGCCCTACTCTCGGATTAAAACGGATTTTCTCTCATAAAGGGTTGTGGAGAAGCCCAGATTTGCACTGGGACGAGTTGCCAAGCTCACCACATCTAAGGTTGGCATTCCTATTATCGAGTGGTGCGTCTACTGATTCCGCCACTTCTCCATGTTTGCCCGCTATATCTTCACAGACCGAGCAGGCAGGGGTAAAAGGTTAACAAGGCTATCTCAATAACTCACCTTTCCGAATAATAGCCTTTCCAGTCAGAATGGTATCATCCGTATTGTGAGATAATGTACTTTGTTTTATTCCTATTTGATTCTCGCTCATGTGCCGATATATTGCAGAAATTGAACTAAAATAGTAGTTCTTCTTCTCAAATATTAAATACACATGAACAACCTTTATTTTTCGCATTATTTCTATTTCAAAACTTCCAAATTGCTGTTATTTGGAATTATTTATATTTCTTGATTACTGAAAGAATATCATCAATAGGCAGGGATAAAGCTGTTTTCTCATTATCTTCGTATTCTTTCAAATATTCGTAAGCATCAGGAAATTGATCTTTCACTCTTTTGAATGTTCGCAGAGAAAGAAGCGTTGAAACAATTGAGTTGTACGTCTTTTCTTTTTCATCTTTTAGCTTTTCAATTTTCAATCTCAACTTATCAATCTTACCAACTATTTGACTACCGACTTCAACATGAGGAAACCATGTTGTAGAAGCAGGAAAGTATGAAAGTCCATCCAGTCTTACCTCTTGTTTCCCATTACAGAATGTTACACTTTGAGATTTGCAAAACACGCTTTTATATTTCTCAAAGCATTGTTTCAAGTCCTTTGGTAAAGCATCTGAAACAGCTTTGTTTGCTAAATCTATCCTTTCCTCGGAAAGCGATTTAATTTTAGCACCAATAGGGGCTACCATTTTTTCAGCCACCTGCCCGGATATGGTTCTTGTTATATTCATAGCTAAATAAATTCTTTGTTACGTTCAATTTCTTGCTGGGCATATACCAACATTTGATGTTCATTAGCAGCCGGTAGATAAATATCTGCCTGTGCCGTGCTCCAATTACGGAAACGCTCAATAGATAAAGTCATTTCTCCTGTTGTCAGTTCTGCCGAACTGCGTAAATAAGTTACTTCTTCACCTTTCTTGTTGATCGTTTTGCGTTCAAACAAATCACGGTTGCAAGTTCTCTTATAGAAGTCAATTTTGGCTTCGTCAAGGCTACAACCGTACTCACTACCGAAATACCCTAAAAGAAGATGCAAGTAGCTGTTTTGGGCAAGCGTGCGGTTAGGTAGTTTCTTTTTCACTTCCACCACCGCACGTTCACTAAACAGCTTGTTTACATACTCCTTGAACTTGGGTATTTCATAATGATTTGATAAATTAAATATCATTTTTCTTTTTCCAAATATAGCCACCAGCCGTTTTCCTTTTGCCGAGCGTACAAGCATTGATACTTGATGCAGCAACTTGTGTTTCAAGAGAAGCCACTTTTGCACTTTCAAATTCAGCTATATAATTCATTTGTAATCCAAATTGCACAACTGGAATTGAATGAGTTATAGACATCTTTCTTTTAGAAAAACTTGAATGCTTTTTATTATACATTGGATGTTTTTCCCCTTTTCGGCTCATTGACATTCGTTTTTTAGTTTCTGCATTGATAACTTTACCTTTAGCAGATTTACTAAAACGGCTTTTAGTAATAGGATTATTATTGTTTTCCGTGCGAGTTACCCACCTTAAATTACAAACATTATTATCCGTTCTAATTCCATTAATGTGGTCTACCTCTGGTTTATTAAATGGATTGGGGATAAAAGTTTCTGCAACAATTCGATGTAACAGTCTTTTATCTTTTCTCAAAGTAACATAAACATATCCGTTCTTTACTCCAACATTTGGAGTAAGCACCTTATTAGGATTCCGAACTTTACCTGTATTAGAAACTTGATAATATCCATTATAACCTTTTACTGTTTTCCAAATCTCTTCCATATCATTCTTCAAATCGAAAATCATACGCTAAAAAGGTAAGTCGTCCTTTGCATTACCATTTGCATCAACCGGAGGCGGAAAATCCTGCGGTTGATGATAAGTTGGCTGTGGTTGTTGTATTGGTGCAGTTTGTGGGGACTGGGATACACCGCCACGCCCTTCTATTTTGTAGCACCGGATAGATGCCATACGTTTGAGCTCTCCGTCTTGATTCGTCCAAGAACGCCCTTGTAATGCGAATGACACAGTCACCACATCATCATTTTTATAGCGGTCAAGTTCTGCACACTTGTCACCTGAAAACTCTAAGGGAATAATGTTTTCATACTCGCTACGCTCTCCCGTATAAGGATCATAAGTGGTAGCATCTAAAATAAACTCCCGTTTCGTAAATGAGGAACCACCGTTTTTGGATGGGATTTGAACGGTTTGTCCGATTTCGATTATCCGTCCGGTTATTTGGTTTGCCATAGTCAATCTATTTTTTCTTTTATTAAATATTTAATTAAATCCCTGTATTCTGCCCATTCAAGAAATGAACGAAGCAAATTCCTATTATCTCGTTCCATCCCATCATACCGGTAGCAGGTTATCGCAGGAGAATATTTTTCAAGCGGTAACCCTCTTACATCATATCCATGCTTGTCTATTTTATAGCCATCGAACACAAATAGGTCGAAATGGAATATATCCGCTTTAAAAATCTCAAGATAAAGCCGCCATTGGCAAGAATTGATATAGTCAGTATCAGACGGGTAAGAATACTTAGTCTTTATATCCCGTATCTCTATACCGTCTATCATATCAGCGCATCCGGTTATGACAGCATCTCCAAAATCTTTGTAAATGCGTATTTCATGAAAAGCATCGGGGTGTTCGTTGCGGTAATCCATTGCGACCTTACACTGATTTACATCCAAAATAACATCGAACCCATCAATATTGAATTTGCGTCCACAAGGAACTGGTTCTTTCTGTTCTTTTCCGTAGTAAAGGAAGGTACGTTCACCGGCAGAAACTTTATCACACACAGGCTTCCCCGTTTCCACAATGGAGTGGAAAGCGGTGCCTATGCGAGTGTATTCATTTCCGGCAAATACACCTGTTATGCTTTCTATTACAGATTGCTCGGTAATTTCATAATTGGCATATTCGCTCTGTTCAATGTACTTTCTGTATGCTTCGAGTTGTGTAACTCTTATAAGAGGCTTAAGCGGCTGCATCTTTTACAAATTTCTTGTTTTCGTACTTATATCCCTTGGATGCAAGGTTAGACTTCATTTCAGAGAAAAACGGATACTGAAGTACTTGTGGCAATTCTTTCATTGCTTCGATGAGGGCAACTATATCTTCGTCTGTCATGGCAGCTGCAAGTTGTTCTCTCAAAGAGGAAAGCATCTCATTTGCTTTTTTCTGTTCCTCTGACTTATTTTGTATTGCATGCTTTACTGTAGAAATCACATTTGCCATAAATGTAGAAAAATCAGCACTAGATGATTCTGGTATTTCCATCATCTTTAATTGTGCTACATTTTTCCCAATAAAAGTATCAGTTGGTTCAAATGAAATAGTGCGCTTACCGTTTACTTTAGATATATATCCAACCTGATCAGCAATTCGGAGAAGCAAATCTTTACTCTGTCCTGTGCAATCCGGTGAATGCTTTATAATGTCACCCTCCGCTACCTCTTTATCATGGCAAATAAAAATAATGTCAGAACCATTAGAACGAAGTTGATTAACAAACGACTTAAAGTCTTCTGCTATTTGCCCAAATCTTTTTAAGGTATTGGTTAATAACTTGTAGTTGTTTTTTACAGCAAAATTCATCAGATAATCATCCAAGCACGCTTTAGCAGTATCGCAAATGATAGTACTATAAGACTTCATTGTTTCATATTCCGCCGTTATGTCTTCCCATTTGTTGGCGATAAGGGTATCACATCGTTGTACAGCTCTATCATATCCTCTATCTGTATCTATTAAAAGAGGATTATATGCAGTTGTAGCAACAGAAGTTTTTCCTGTTCCCGGTGTGCCATATAGCACAATAATTACTGGACGTTCAGGAGTTACGTCATTTTTTTTAATAATTGGCATATCTTATATTATTTAAAGTGGTTAATCAAATAAAATAAAGCGTCTATCCTCACGAACCGACGCTTCCGAAAAGTTTAATTCAAAAAAGATTGTTCCTAGATACCGAACCAACAGACACTAGGATAGTATAGAACATGTAAAACTCAAATAAGGGACTCGCACCCTACGACATCCTGGGGTGTCGGCATTGGGTTAATTAATAAATGAATGGTTATTTGTAATTCTTTAAAATTTCTAGAGCTTTTTTCTTATGAATCATTATTTTACGACCTTCTTGAATAATAGCTTTATCTATTTTACCACTCAACTTGAGATTTTTAGCTGCACAAATAGAACAGTTTAATAAAGAAGCAAGTCCTTTATATCCATATACATACTCTTCCTCTTCAACGATCTGGGGCTTTGGCACTAAGCTTTCAAATAAATCCTTAAATTCTCCAACTGTTAGTTTAAACAGGGGGGTATCATCTAATATTCTTTCTACTCCAATCATTTCTATATCCTCCTATTCTTTTGATTGAACTTCTTTACAATTTCTTTCTAGTAGCATTACTATAGTGAGAACTACCATTATAGCGGCTGATATAGTCTCTTTGGTAGTTATTTCTAATTGCGTTGCTAAATGCATAGACATTCCTAAAGCAATGACCGCAATTATATTCTGTATTTTATGAATTGTTTTCATAGAACATATTTTTATAGTTAATATTAGGCAGCAAATAGCAAATCGTTGTCTCTTTCAGGATTAATTACCCGCATTGATATTCGAGAACCAGAACGAATACTTAATCTCCTCATATCCATTTGGAATTCAGGAATAATAGCCAAGAAGAGGAACCATATAGAGAAGAATATCTCAATGCCATGCTTGCGTATTTCGCTCAAATCGAAGTTTCTTTTAGCTCTATCGCACATCATATACAAAGTAAGCTCTACATTGTTATTAATGCCTAGTTTCTTATGAATGTCCCGTATTTGCGCTCTTATAGTCCAAACTGACTTCTTTAGGAAATCGGCTATTTCCTCCGGTGTATGACCTTTTGCAACTTCATGAGCTACTTGATACTCACATTGAGTTAAAGTTTCCATCACGAAATACGTTTAGCTCTAAAAACACCCTTTTTATAGTCCAACTCTCCTTCTCTTTTGATTATAATTCCAAATCTTCTCCTAACACGATAACGAATTGTACTCATTATTCCATCATAAGCAGATATCGGAAACTCTACTACTTCATTTAGCTTCATTTCACTAATTGATTTTGTCCAATCACCAGTTATTTTTTTCACTTCTTTTGCCATAAGATTAATTATTTTGATTTACAGTGGACAGTGACGGATTTGAACCGCCTTTTCATCCGTGCGGATGCGTTCTAACCAAGTGAAACTAACTGCCCGTTTGCCTGTATCACGTTAGATACAGGACTTAATCGAGTTAAAACGAAATATTAAGATGTACTATCTTCACAGACGGTACACCACACAACCACAAAATAAAATACTACAAACAAAAAAGTTTAGTCTAAAAAAGTGCTCGTACCTTGATCCGATCAAGACATCACGCAAACAGTGTAACTGTTTGTACGAGCTATATTGCAATCAGCGTACGGACGCCTATTCCCGTTTTCTTACTGATAAAGACGATGTTTTTCAGACTGATTTTTTCGATATATTACTTGCTCACGTTGCTTCCTTCCGCTCATATCATCGCTGGTTGGCTATTACGCTATACTCCGCATCGGCTATACTGCTTATCTGCGCAGGCTACTTTAACGTGCCCTGAACACGGCTTCATTTTTGAGGGTTAAGCCTCCCATCCCGAATTAGGAGTCATCGGTTTACCATTGTGCCCTGAAAGCGTTTCGCTCGCTTCTTTCGTAGGTTCTAACCTAACAGAGTTACGTTTTGAACAATCAAGCTTAAAACGTCAATTATTATATCTCTTTTGGGCTTATTTCTGGCAGTCAATCGTTGAGCTGTCATTTCGTCTACTGCTGCCAATTTTCTTATATACTTTCGATTGAAAGTTAATTCCTCTTTTATCTGTTCTGTATTCATAATTATCTCCAAGAACTATCGTAGTTAGTATATTTATCAGCAAAGAAAGCTTTCAATACATTTCCCTTGCTTGCATTGAATACCGGCTTGAAGGACTTCTTTTCCTCTTCAACCTTTCTGTATTCCTTCTGCTGTCTCTTTGCTAAGAACCAAGCCTGTTTCAATGCTTCACTCAAAGAGATACGACGATACGCCTTCAAGATGTGAGCGTGTTTCATTATCTCACTGTTATTGAATTTTCCGTTTTCTGTCAAAAATGTAAATGCGTTCATCGTCTTACCTATTTTTAGTTATGTAAAAAATTTGCTTTTCTCGTTCAAACTTTGCACCTTTGCGGTGTTGGATGTTGTTTGATGTTGCAAAGATACAGAATTATTTTCAGCAATCAAGGATTTTACTGAATTTATTTCAGCATAAAACATTATTTAACTATTAGAGCGGATTATACATTATTATATGAGTATGGATGATTTATCGAACATAATAGCGGGGATAAGCGCAGGTGTGGCATTCATCTCTGCCATATTCACTGGATTCATGTTCTACCGGTATGATAAAAGACTAAAGGAACAGGAACAGAAGATAAACGATTTCCAGCTCAAAGAATACGCACGAAAAGAAATCGAAAGTAAAAAGGCTTCATTGAGAGCGGAAGTGTTTTGTATCAATGGTGAATGGAAGATAATGATTCAAAATGAAGGGGTTGCTCCCGCAAGAAATGTTAGACTTTTGTCACCGGGTTTGACACCGGAAGAAGGAAGGATAAAAATCATGAATGAATCCATACTACCTTATCCTATATTGAATAGGAATGATAGGTTTTACCTTGATTTATGTCTAATGGAATTTCATGACATTAAGCCTGTTATTCAACTATTTTGGGATGACGACTGCGATGTTGACCGGAACATAATACAGGCTTTATGCCTTTGTTGAATCTGCATAAACAGCAAGTAGTACGAATGAATATAATATAGCAAAAGTAATGAGTATATAAATGGCGTTAACAATCTTTCTATTAATATGCTTGTCAACAAAAATAAAGTAAGATTTAACGAGCAAAAGAATAAGAAGAAAAATCAACAAGGCAATAGCCATAGATATTAGCGCTAAAACATATATATTCATAGTAATAAAGCAAAGTGACCACTCCAAAGTTGCGGTTGGAAAGGTCTAATTAAACAAAATACCGCAATACATAATTTATTTGAAACAAAATATCCGCAATAGGTTGCAGCTACTACGGATACCATATATTAAACCTCTAACGAGGGAAGTTTAACCACTTTGTCTCTGTAACATCTGCAACTTGTTACGACGCAAAGATACAGAAATAAATTCAGTATGACAACAAAAGATAGATTAATAACATTTCTTGCATATATAAATATAAGTCAAGGAAAATTCGAAAAGGGGGTTGGTTTATCAACTGGTTTTGTTAATAATGTAGGAGACAGTATAAGAAAATCTACTCTTGATAAAATTTCCTCTGTATATCCTGAATTAAATACAGCATGGCTACTCACAGGCGTTGGAAATATGATAAATGAAAATAAAAACAACGTAGGAAGAGATAACTATGGTGTGCAAGGAAACGGTTCTCAAAATATTTCAGGCAACATGGTCAACGTAACTATGCCCGAATCCGGAACTCAAAAAATTATTAAGCCCACCGGTGAAGTTGAAATACAGCGACTAGACCCAAGCGACAAATCAAACCCGGGAGAGCTCGATAGGCTACAACAGCGTATTCAAGATTTAGAAAGAATTATATCCGAAAAAGACGCTACAATAAAGTCTAAAGATGATCTAATATGTGTTTTAAAAGATATGCTCAATAGGCAATAAGTATTAGGTTAAGGTTATGTTTATGTTTTATTTGTAAAATAATAGAACAGGTAAATTACAAAAAAGTTTAAGCAAGCCAATACAAAAAGTAACAAATTATTAAAATAAAGAAGCTATAAGCAACAATAGAGTATATTAATCAACAAAAATATTAATTATTAAAACTAGTTGACGGCATTTATATAAAAGCTATGAATATAAAAAGAAACTGCATATTCCTTTTAGACAAAGAGAAAGACAAGTCTGATGCTAAGCTTCGGTACAGAATCAGATGGGGAGAAAATATTGTTGCTTTCAATGTCGGGCATCGTATAGACATAGACAAATGGATATCAGATGCACAGCGATGCAAGAATAACACAACTCATGGAGTTAAGAAAACGCATTCCTCTATTATTAATAGGGATATTCAAAAATATCAGGATATATGCGATACAGTCTTTTTTTATTTCGAACAGCAAAACATATCTCCAAATCCCGAAGAATTTAAGAATGAGTTTAACCAAAGGCTCGGCAAAAAAGTGAAGCCGGAACGGACTATTTTTGAATATCATATAGAGTTTATGATAGAACAAGGTCACGAAAGCCAATGGAGTGAATCCACATACAAAGAGCATAGAACAATACAACGTAGGCTGAAAGACTTTGCTCCCAAGTTAGAGTTTGAGGATTTAACCCAGAAAGGGCTTTCCAAATTTGTTGACTACCTGCAAACGATACAAGTCAATTCAAAGAAAAAGGGATTAAAGAATTCCAGTATAAGAAAGAACCTAGACAATTTAAAATGGTTTCTCCGGTGGGCTACCAATAAGGGATATAATAAAGAAATGGCTTTTACGACCTTTCAGCCCAAATTGAAGGAGGTTAAGAATACGATCGTTTACCTTACATGGGAAGAATTGATGACAGTATATAATTTCAAGGCTCCTATAACTTGTTCTCACCTAGAAAAAGTGAAAGATGTATTTTGCTTCTGCTGTTTTACTTCATTAAGATATTCAGATGTTGCAAATCTTAAAAGGACAAACGTATTTGAAGATCACATACAGGTAACGACTATCAAGACTTATGAAAGATTAAGGATTGAACTAAACGATTATTCAAAAGCAATATTAGAGAAATATAAAGACGAGACATACAAAGACAATTTAGCTCTCCCGGTTATATCTAACCAAAAGATGAATGACGGGCTTAAAGAGATAGGAGAATTATGCGGTATAGACGAACCTGTATCTATCACATATTATAAAGGAGGGGAACGATATGACGAAACTTATAAGAAATACGAGCTTTTGACTACCCACTGCGGAAGAAGGACTTTTATAAGCAACGCCATCATGTTAGGAATTGCTCCTGAAATTGTAATGAAATGGACTGGGCATGAAGATTACCGGACGATGAAGCCATACATAGCCATTGCGGACAAAGCTAAAAAAGATGCGATGGATTTATTCAATAAAAAATAGTCCCCAACACAAAAACGGGGACTAAATCAGGGACTTTTTAATTACCGATACTAGCCTATAATGTCTATAATATATTCATATAATATATATATAATCCCATAATAGCCGACATTTACTTTCAGTATTTTATATTAGGCTTCTCGTACCCACTACACAACGAGGAAATGAATCAATTCATTTCCTCGTTTAATTTATACACCTCAAAGAAAGATTCTTTATCAATCCTCAACCTAATTCTCTCTTCCCGTTTCTGCCCTGCCAAATTCAAGAATAAATTGAAATATAACTGACTGAAAGAAAGACCGGAACGGCTGTAAGTAATATCAAATGTCCAAGTCCTACGAAAAGAGTCAAAAGCAGCAAATGGCTGCTCACCACCTTTACACATAAACACTTCAGGAAAGGACGCAGGCGGATAAGGTTGAAATAAGCCAGCCAATTGCACATAAATGTAATCAATCATCCATTCATCTCCTGCCAAAGCAAGCTCCCCTTTTAAACGGAGTTTAACCGCATACGCAGCAGTTACATCAGGAGAAGTATAAACAGGTATCTGACTTTCCGACGGATAGTCACCATTCTTATATCCCAGACTCATTGTCAATCCCGATTTACCGATTCCGTTAAATCCGCCAGCTTCCTGTCTCGCCAACTGATTCTTCAGATCAATCATAAACGTCAGTTTGCCAAGAGTAGGATCTCCCGGATACTGCGCCAGCGTATCCAGCACATAATCCTCCTTATTATAACTCCCGGCTACCAATTCTCCCTTTCCATCTTCCAGAGCGACATCACCCCTTTCAATATCCACATTGCCTACCGGATAATAAATCGCATCATCATCCTTCGCACAGCCACAAACGCATAGCAGCAATACTGCTAATCCTATTATCTTATTCATAATCTTTTCTATATCTTGATTTAATAACAAATATACATCTTTTTTGTGCTGCAATTGATTTATATCAACCGTTTTTAGTATTTTTGCACACAC